CAAAGAGAAATCGTAATGGACAGACAAAATCTGGTCTATATTCTCTTTTTATCCCAATGGAGTGGAACTACGAGGGATTTATTGATGAGTACGGACTTCCAGTTTTTGATACACCAGACAGCGATGTGTTCGGTCCAGATGGTGAACTAATAGACGTAGGAATTATAGAACATTGGCAGAATGAAGCTGATGGTTTAAAAGGAGATCACGATGCTTTAAACGAGTTTTATAGACAATTTCCAAGGACTACTGAGCACGCTTTTAGAGATGAAGCGAAAGGGAGTATTTTTAATCTGGTCAAGATATATGAGCAAATAGATTATAACGAAGAAATGTCTAGAACTCTTGGGGTTACTAAAGGTAATTTCCAGTGGGTGAATGGCGTGAAAGATACACAGGTTATATTTTACCCAGATCAACAAGGTAGATTTAAAGTTAGTTGGGTTCCCAAAATGGAATTACAAAATAGAGTTGTACTTAAGAATGGTGTTAAGTATCCAGGTAATGAACACATGGGGGCATTTGGTTGTGATAGTTACGATATTTCTGGCACGGTTGATGGTCAGGGATCAAAAGGAGCATTACATGGCCTAACTAGATTTAGTATGGAGGACGCTCCCGCTAATAGTTTCTTTTTAGAATACTTATCAAGACCACCTACGGCAGAAATATTCTTTGAAGATGTTTTAATGGCGTTAGTATTTTATGGAATGCCAATATTAGCAGAAAACAATAAACCTAGATTACTTTATTATCTCAGAAGAAGAGGTTATAGAGGGTTTAGTATGAATAGACCAGACAAAGTATGGAATAAGTTGTCTGTAGCGGAAAAAGAAGTTGGAGGAATTCCTAACTCCAGTGAAGATATAAAACAAGCGCATGCCGCGGCAATCGAGATGTATATTCAAGATCATGTAGGTATACAGCAAGATGGAACATTTGGAGATTTGTATTTTAATGAATTATTAAATGATTGGACTAGATTTGATATAAACAAGCGTACAAAGTTTGACGCAACAATAAGTTCAGGTTTGGCAATCATGGCAAACAATAGACATTTATATGCTCCAAACGCAAAGGTTGAAAAACCTAAATTAAACGTAAGCATTTCCAAGTATAGTAATACTGGAACTAATTCACAAATAATCAAATAATAATATGGCAGAGTCTGGCATTAAAAGTTATTTCCCAAGTCAAACCGTAAGTGATGCTGAAAAGTTAAGTTACGATTATGGTTTGAAAGTGGCTAAAGCTATTGAGACTGAATGGTTCAATAATGATAGAAGTCTTAATAAGTATAGAGCTAATCATAATAATTTTCATAGTTTAAGATTGTACGCAAGGGGTGAACAATCAATTCAAAAATATAAGGATGAGTTATCAATTAATGGTGATTTGTCCTATCTTAATTTAGATTGGAAACCAGTTCCAATTATTTCCAAATTTGTAGATATAGTGGTTAACGGTATTGCTGAAAGAACCTATGATATAAAAGCTTTTTCTCAATCTCCTAATGGTGTTGAAAAAAGAACCAAATATATGGAATCCATATTAAACGATATGGAATATAAGGAATTTGATAATTTCGCAGTTCAAAATTTTGGCGTTAATACTAAGGAAAGCGAAGAGCAAGAATTACCAGAGACTTCAGAAGAACTACAACTTCACATGCAATTAACTTATAAACAGTCGGTTGAGTTAGCTGAAGAACAAGCTTTAAATATATTGTTTGAAGGAAATAATTATGAATTAATAAAGAAAAGATTTTATTATGATTTAACTGTACTAGGTATAGGTGCTGTAAAAACTTCTTTTAACACCTCGGAAGGTGTTGTTATAGATTATGTTGATCCAGCTAATTTAGTATATTCTTACACTGATTCCCCTTATTTCGAAGATATATATTATGTTGGTGAAGTTAAATCAATTCCAATAAATGAATTAGCTAAACAATTTCCTCATTTAACAGAGTCAGATCTCGAAGATATAATGAAAAATAAAGCTACTAATAGATCTAATTATAATTCAAGATATTCTATAGATAAAGAAGATAATAATACAATTCAAGTTTTATATTTTAACTATAAAACATATATGAATGAAGTTTATAAGGTAAAAGAAACTGGAACTGGAGCTGATAAAATAATATCTAAAGATGATAGTTTTAATCCACCACCAGATAAAGAAGGTGGATATTCTAGATTATTACGATCTATAGAGTGTTTATATGAAGGAGCAATGATTCTTGGTACTGATAAATTACTTAAATGGGAGATGTCTAAAAATATGATGCGCCCTAAAAGTGATTATACTAAAGTTAAAATGAACTATGCTATAGTTGCTCCTAGAATGTATAATGGTAGAATTGATTCGTTAGTAAAACGAATAACAGGTTTTGCAGACATGATCCAATTAACACATTTAAAATTACAACAGGTATTATCTAGAATGGTTCCAGATGGTGTTTATTTAGATGCAGATGGTTTAGCAGAAGTTGATTTAGGTAATGGAACGAACTACAACCCACAAGAAGCTTTAAACATGTTTTTCCAGACGGGTTCTGTTATTGGGCGAAGTTTCACTTCGGAAGGTGATTTAAACCCTGGAAAAGTACCAATTCAAGAAATAACAAGTGGTAGTGGTGGAAATAAAATGCAAGCTCTTATAGGTAATTATAATTACTACATGCAAATGATTAGGGATTGTACTGGTTTAAATGAAGCTAGAGATGGTAGTATGCCAGACAAAAACGCATTAGTAGGTATACAAAAACTAGCCGCGGCAAATTCAAACACTGCTACAAGACATATTTTACAAGCTGGATTATATTTAACGGCGGAAACCGCAGAGTGTTTAGCTCTAAGAGTATCTGACGTGCTTGAATACTCTCCTACAGCGGACGCATTTATACAAGCTATAGGTGCCCATAATGTTGCTACTTTAGATGAGATGAAAGAGTTACATTTATATGATTTTGGTATATTTATAGAATTACAACCCGATGAAGAAGAAAAAGCTATTCTTGAAAATAACATTCAAATGGCATTACAACAACAGAATATAGAACTTGAGGATGCTATTGATCTTAGGGAAATACGTAATATTAAATTAGCAAATCAACTTTTAAAAATACGTAGAAAGAAAAAACAAGAAAGAGATAGACAATTACAATTAGAAAATATCCAAGCGCAAACACAATCTAATACACAAGCTGCTCAAGCCGCTGCGCAAATAGAACTTCAAAAAAATCAAACTATAACACAAAATGAATCTCAATTAGAACAATTAAAAGCTCAAATTGATTCTCAAAAAATGCAACAAGAAGTTGCATTCAAAAAAGAGTTGATGGCTTTAGAGTTTCAATACAACATGCAACTTAAGGGTGTTGAAACTGATGGTATAAGAGATAGAGAGAAACAAAAGGAAGATCGTAAAGACGAAAGAACAAAAATACAAGCAACACAACAATCAGAAATGATTGAGCAAAGAAATAGTGGAAAACCACCTAAAAACTTTGAATCCGCAGGTAATGATATACTAAGCGGTGGATTTGATTTAGGTGCGTTCGAACCTAGATAAATTTTTTATTAATTATTATTATATTATATTATGGAAGAAAACGTAGAAAACGTAGTTGAAGAAACTACACAAGAATCAACTGAGCAAGTTGATGAAACAAAGTTTGAAAGTGCTGGAGACGATAGCGTAACTAAAGTAGATTTAAGTAAACTACCAAAAGAAAAAGAAGATGAACAACCAGTTGATACCGAAAAAAAAGAGGATGTTCAAGAAAAGGTTATTGAAGAAACGACTGATAAAGAAGAGAGTGTTGAACAACTTACAGAAGAAACTACTGAACAACCTGTTTTAGAAGAGATTACCGGTGAAGAAGTTGAAGAGCAGATAGAAGAAGCTATAGCAGAAGCAGAAGCAACTGGTAAACCAATTCCTGAAAATATCCAAAAACTAATGGATTTTATGGAAGATACTGGTGGAGATTTAAACGACTATGTTAAGCTTAATGAAGATTATAGTAAATTAGAAGATAAAGATTTATTATTTGAACATTATAAACAAACAAAACCTCATTTAAATACAGAAGAAATTAACTTCCTTATGGAAGACACGTTCTCTTACGACGAAGATGTAGACGACGAAAGAGATATTAAAAGAAAAAAATTAGCGTTAAAAGAGCAAGTTGCCAACGCTAAATCTCAACTGGAAGAGAACAAATCCAAATACTATGAAGATATCAAAGCTGGGTCAAAGTTGACTCAAGAACAACAAAAAGCTATTGATTTCTTTAATAGATACAACAAGGAGTCAGAAGTAACCAAAAAAGCAGCAAAAACAAACACTGATATTTTTACACAAAAAACTGATAAAGTTTTTAACGACAAGTTCAAAGGTTTTGAATATAACGTCGGTGATAAAAAATACAGGTTTAATGTAAACAATACTGAAGAGGTTAAAAATACTCAGAGCGACATAGGTAATTTCACCAAAAAGTTTTTGGATAAGAATTCCGCCTTAACAGACGCTAAGGGTTATCATAAATCTCTATTTACAGCAATGAATGCGGATGCTGTTGCAAAACACTTTTACGAACAAGGAAAAGCAGATGCTATGAAAACTAGTGTTGCTAAAGCTAAAAACGTGAATATGGATCCAAGACAAAGTCATGGAACTATTGAAGCAGGCGGTGTTAAAGTAAGAGTATTAGGTGATGATTCTTCTGATTTTAAGTTTAAAATTAAACAAAAATAACAATTTAAAATTAAAAAATTATGGCAATTTCGAGTTTTACGCCCACAGGTAAAGATTACACGCAAAAGGTAATTGGGGCGGACAATTATTTAGACATCCAAGACAATGGATGGGCACAGCAATATTTGCCTGACTTAATGGAAAAAGAAGCTGAGGTTTTCGGTAAGAGAACTATATCAGGTTTTTTATCTCAAGTTAGTGCAGAAGAGTCTATGTCAGCTGATCAAGTTATTTGGTCAGAACAAGGTAGATTACATCTATCTTACGAATGTACTATGACCGATGTTACAGCTAGTACAATAGCAATATCTAAAACTCAGGACGGTGTTGCGCAAACTTCAGATCATGGTATTAATGTTGGTGATATGGTATTAATTGCAGGTGGTGGACAAACTGTTACGGCTCGTGTAACTACCGCTGCTTCAAGTTCCGCTGCTATTACGGTTGCGCCTTATGGCTATGAACACTTAACAGACGCAGGATTCGTTAACGGTGATGATACTACTAAAATACTAGTTTTTGGTTCTGAATGGGGTAAAGGTACAGAGAATAAAGTTAGATCAAATAAACCCGTATTCACTCCATTTACTAACAAGCCTGTTATCATAAAAGATATGTATGAGGTTTCAGGATCTGATGCTGCTCAAGTTGGTTGGGTTGAAGTAAGTGGTGAAGATGGACAAAACGGTTACTACTGGTACTTAAAAGCTGAAGGTGATACTAGAGCTAGATTTACAGACTATTTAGAAATGGTATGTATTGAAGCTGAAAAATCAGTCGCTGCTTCTATCATCGATACCGGTGGTGGTGATGCTGGTGCTGATTTAGCTGGTACTGAAGGTTTATTCAAAGCTATCAAATCTAGAGGACATCAATCTTCTGGTGTTACTGGTGTTAACGCTGCTACTGATTTAGCTGAATTTGATGCTATATTAGCCGCGTTTGATGAGAACGGTGCTATTGAAGAAAATATGATGTTCGTTAACAGAGCTACTTCGTTAGCGTTTGATGATATGTTAGCTTCAATGAATTCTTATGGAGCTGGTGGTACTTCTTACGGGGTATTCAACAACTCAGAAGATATGGCATTAAATTTAGGTTTCTCTGGTTTCAGAAGAGGTTCTTATGACTTCTACAAATCTGACTGGAAATACTTAAATGATAAACAAACTAGAGGTGGTATTAATGCTGCTGCTACTGGTGGTGAAGCTGTCAGAGGCGTTATGATACCAGCAGGTGTATCTTCAGTTTATGATCAAAGCTTAGGGAAGAATCTTAAACGTCCTTTTTTACATGTTCGCTATAGAGCTTCTAATTTAGAAAGTAGAAAATTCAAAACTTGGATTACAGGTTCTGTTGGAGCTACTACATCTGATTTAGATGCAATGACTATGAACTTTTTATCTGAAAGATGCATGATTACACAAGGTGCAAATAACTTTATGTTATTGAACTAATCAATTTTTAAAAGAACCGAGGTTTCGGCCTCGGTCCTTTTATTTTTATTAATTTTATTATATATTATATTATGGCAAAAAAACAAAAA